CTGCTCCATGCCCAGCAGCCTTGTTCTTGTGTTTATTATCGCCAAAACCTTGTCTACGGCTTTCATGTCTGGCTCAACGGCAACTTCTGTTCCGTCATCCAGTGTTATCTTCCTGTGCTGAGTCATCGGCCACAGGGCTGCCTGCATTGCGTCAAGCCTCTCCAGTTCCATTCGAAGGACTTCTGGGTAAACAAGGACGTTTTCTTTATTTAATTTTTCCAATTGGCGCGAAATGGCCATTGAAACAACTTTTGTGGAGACATTAAATCGCTTGGCTATCTCTGAAATTGAGACACCAGCCTGTTTCATCTTGAAAATTCTTGTGTCTCTTTCTGCAAGAAACTCTTTTGTCATTGGGGTATTGCTCATGTTGGTGCCTTAATGGAGGATGGCCATTCGACCACCTCAAATGGGAAACGTTTGCCTCTCTTAATTCTAGTTGGCCATTGGCGCTCATCGCGAGCACCTCTGAAGTGTCGCACATCGTAATGAAATGGCATTCCAGTTGAGTCGGGCTGAAGTGATACGCCAAATTCTGGCCACCTAGACCAAACCGCAGAACCAAATGGGCGAAGTTCCCTAGTTGTCATCGATGTTCCAAGTGGTGCGTGATGTTCGAGCCACATTGCGCACTGGAAAACATCCCTAATGGTGTCAAGGTATCTGGCAACTTCAATTGCTACAGCCTCACTGGTTCTCCCGCCTGGGTCTATAAATGCCTTGTACAGGGGACCCATCACCAGAATTGATGGCCTGGTCTTTTCCAGCATTTCTTCCAACACTGCCCTGTCTTCTGCTCGCAAAAGGTCAAGACCCTGGGGCTTTATTAGCAAATGTGCTTGCGGGCTTGGATTACGAGACACTGATTTTGCTGCCCCATATATCGAGCGTGATGTGCGCCTAATGATTCTTTCCGGGTTTTCAAGGTCAACAGAAAGTGTTACTTGAGGTTTTATTGGTTGATATGTAAATGGGTGTATTCCCATTCCAACACATATTGCCACTTGGCGAGCAAGCATGGTCTTGCCAACACCCTCTGCGGCAACAATAATGACCCTCTCGTTGCGCTCCAATAAACCAGGAATTACCCAATCGTATGAATCGTCGTCTGATTCACCAACGAAATCTGACCAAGTTACAAGCCTGCCGGTGTCGACTATTTTTGTGCTAGTCGTGCGAGAAATAATAAGTTGTGCGCGCTGTAATTTTTGACTTTCCGACATGTCGTCGCGCAAAAACATGTCGGTTATTTCATTCATCGCCCGACCCTCGTGCGTGTCCGATTGCAACTTATTTTCGGTTGGCTTAGGAATGACAATCGCATCGAGATTTACAGTTTCTAATTCGTCAATCTGACCCCCAGCACCAACATGCTCGGTCATGTCCTTGCCATGTGTGCACGTCCACACCTGAACGTCGCAACCGGAATCTATTAACTCCTGATAAACCGACTTTGCGTGTTCGAGCCCTGCTTCGTCTTTGTCGGCGATAATTTCCACAACTGCACCAGAGAGGGCTTCGGTGTGGATGGGCAACCATGTTCCAGCCCCATTGGGCATAGTCGTCGCACATATACCCATTTTGATGAGAGTGTCTGCATCTTTTTCCCCCTCGACCAGCCAAACTGGTTCGCCATTCTGTTTTGCTTTAAGAACTGCTGGCAGGTTGTAAAGCACCCGAGGAGTTTCGCCAAGTTTGTACTCCCAGCCACCATTGCCATCTGGCTTGCGCTGACGAAATTCTTTTTTCCCAGACGACCTATCTATGTAGCGCAACTTTTCAAAAAGTAGAGTTCCGTCAGCGTCAAGGTATTGATACTTGGCAACAAAGTCAAGTTCTTTTTTTGCTTTCTGCGGATAAAGGTCTGCCATTTTTATGCCCATCGCCTCGCACGCCTGCTGGGTGTTGCATCGCCCTGCATGACAGTAAACAACGACCTTACCACCGTCACCTTCGGATACTGAAAACGATGGATTGTCGTCATCGTTCCGACATGGGCACTTCGCCTGAAACCCTCCAGAAATGCGCACGACGCCCTGTAGGCGGTCAAGAACATTCTGCAGTTGTGGCGAAATGCTAGACACGTGTTGAAAGCCTCGAAGAAACAATCGGATTTAAGTCATACTTGGTCGCATTGTTTATTTGGAATGTATGCGTGCCCAGATGGCGACGAACCATTCGTGTAGAAAGGCCAGAATCACGTTCGCATTTAATGTTTAGTTTTAAACGAAGGTATTCGCGCTCCTCTTCGGTTGTCCCACCCCATATACCATGTGGCTCTGCAAGCAGTGCATAATCAAGACATTTTTCTTGCACTGGACAATCTGAGCAAAATTGTTTTGCCCTAATAACAACTCTCGAGTAATTTAATTTTTCCGATTTATTCCCATTTGCCATTCGCGCAGATGGAAAAAACGTTTGAATGCTTTCTCCTCGACATGCAGCAAGCGAGAAATCCGGATATGGCGTGTAGATTATCTGCGCTTCTGCTACGGATTTTGATGGATAATGACTATTTTCTCGTGATGGTTGGCCGACTGGAATGTCGTTTTCCTTGCAGAATCTACGAACCCGTTCTTTTCCGCAATGCAAAAAGAAGCCGATAAGTTCGCATGATTTTCCCTCCCTCCGATATCGGATTATCTCCTGCTTTTGCTCTTCGGTGAACTCTTTGCGCTTGCTCATTTTGTCCCCTTTCCTATTAGCCGATTAGTTTACGTACATTCCCCTCCGACAGGAACACAACGGCGCCAGATATTTTTTGCTCGCCAAGTTTGTCAACCACGGATATTTCGACCTGCTCAAGCGCCACGCTAAGGACGTGCGCAAGTTGTGCTTTTATTCGTGCAATATCTATTTCATTGTCTGCAGCGTCAAAATCTACCGACTTTGCGGGTGTGCCAAGCGCTCTTATTTCTATTTCTTTTGCTTGTGAGCGAAAGCACCAAGCGCAAGCAAGGGTTTCGGAAGAAGCCGCCCTGGGCCTCCTCTCTGTATGACCACACTCAAGTCTATGTTCGTAGAGTATGTGGCCCCATGCTCCGACTCTATGAATTGAGATAACTTTTTTACGCGGTGCTTTTCTGTGTTCCGTAGTCACTTCACTATGATAATTGGTCGGGAGTCGCAGTTTCGACTACCAGCCAACCATCCCGGGCGTGTTCCTCTGCAAGAGTTTTGTAGCGTCCATTTTTATGCATCAATTTTCCAGGTTTTCCAGTTATTTCACATATCTCGGCTGAAGCCAATTCATATTTTTGGGATATTTTCCACATTTCCAATTCGACATAATCGTTTTTTCGAGTCAAAAAATAGAAACGAAGTGTCCCAAACTTCTCTTTTATTTGAAAAATCTCATAGTTGGGGTCCATGGCCTTGAGTTCCAAGTGGCATTTTGCGACCAATTGATGCCAACCATCACCGCATGCAATCGTTTTGCCCCACGGCGGTTGAATTTTGTCGATTATTTCGGCTAAAACTGACTTAATTTCGTCAGGGGTAAGAAGTTCTTCTTCTTTTTCGTCAGGCATTTTGGTCAGTTTCCCCAAAAAGTTCCTCGAAGTACTGAACCTGCTCGGAGGAATGGATAATTGCTGCATTGATATGCCTCAAATATGCTTCATACAGTTCCTTCGGGGGACTATAGGTGGGTTCTTTTGTGCCCAATTCTGTTTCGTAGGCAATAATGTCGTGAGTGTCTCGGCTAGTCATCTTCTCTAACCGCGCATTCCCACCCAAGTGCCCCATATCCAATTGTGTCCATCCAGTGGTCTTTTTCTTCCGGCGTCCAAGTAAGTCGCGCCATCTTGAGGAGCATCATCATGGCTGCAATATCGTGGGGCAGAAGTGTTAATTCTCCCCTACGTGCATAAATTCTGGCAAGATACGTCTGCCAGAGTGCGGCAGTTGTCGTAAAGTCCTCTACTGGGTCGCCATAGTCTCTGTTGCGTTTGCCATTAATGATGGCTTCTGTTTCGTTTAGGATTTCTCCCCTGATGTTTTTCTTTGTCACGCGGCAAATACTAGCCGCAGAAACCCGTTACGGTTTCTTTTTGCAACGGTGCGCCCACGCTTCACCCCATGTACAGGGGTCCCATGGGGACCAGCCTGCGTAGGTGTAGAGAAGATAACCAGCCTTAAGGTTTAGGAGGGGGTCTAGAAGCGGTTCTTGCGAACAGATGCCCATGTCAAGGCAGACACGCGCCCATTTATTGCGTTTGGTGTTGTAATTTATGCCATTGATTTGCAACAATCCAGTATCAGAACGATGAGTCCACGTGGTTACGTGGGT